TCCGATTCCAGTTTCTCAAGGTCTTGCATAATTTTCGCAATTACTTGTTTAAACAACGGAACATCAATTACTACATCTATCATTTATATTGTTTTTACGAGGTTTTGCGAGAATCTCGCAGTTTTGTTTATCCTTTTGTAGGATCAAAAAGGTTTGTGTATCGTTTTTGGCATAATTTGATAGACTACGGCAAGAACTTGCCGATCACCGGGAACTTCCATTTAATTACCCGGCTTACAACCAGGTAGCCGGCCAGGCCCAATAGCCAAAGGCGCAACCGCCATTTGTCGCCCTGCAGGTCTTTTATCTGCCGGTCCTTCGTTTTAATCTGCTGATCCTTTTTGCTGATAGCGATATCCTTACCCGCACTTTCATCTTGCGTTTGCTGCAGGCGCCATTTCAGCCCCTCTATTTCTGCCGTATTCGCTACATGTCGGTTCCGAAACTGGTTGATCGTATCCCGCTGCCTGGTTATGATCTCCTGGTATGGCACCTTCTTTGGATCCACTGCCGGCTTTTCTCCCCGGGCCTGCGCAACAGCCGCCGCATTTACTATGCTGTCGCAGTCAACATACCGGTCTACGGTGTCACGTTCCACTTTTCCGGGCAAGAACTCGGTACGGATACTATCATACACCCGTGGCGGGTACATGATCGCCGCCTTTTCGGCCACGGCACCAGGGCACAGGTCAAGGGCCTTATTCAGGTGGTGCAGTGCCCGCCGCTGCTGCTTACCGGAGCATACGCCTGGCTTCGGGGCCTGGCAGGATATCAGCATAGCGCAGCCGATAAAGGCCAAGAACAGGCCCAGCCAAATCAGCACCAGAGCAATTACCGGCCGTTTCATGACTTCCCCTCCTCTGCTTTTAAATCCCGGTAATGTTGGTATGCCGTAAGGCACTTCCGGAAAAACAGGAACGCCACTGCTAATTTCAAAAAGCACTCCATGGGCTCCGCGCTTAAGCTGTATAATATGCTGGCACCGGCGCATAGACTGATGATCAAGTAGGTCCAGCGCTCCAGCGAGAAGTTCCTACGATTGCGCTGGACTGCCAGTTTCATATACCACTGACCGCTGGTAAAGAGATATAATACCTCTAAGACGATAAGGACATTCAGTCCGATATTAATTATCTGCCACATCGTTTTTGCCTTTTTTGGTTAAAAATGCTGCCGGGTCTGCCTCGAATCGCTTGCCTAGCTTGATAACTCCTTTTGCGGCGAATAACCCGCATATGCCAATAGCGAGCCCCAAAAGGCCACAAACTGACGGGCTGGATTCCTGGCGGAGCCATTTGACTACAAATTCCGTTCCCCAGCCGGCAAATGCCAGAGCAGAGATTACCTGCCCTATGGATTCTCTGAAGCGAAACTCCTTTTCGCTAACGGTGAGGTATATAATAGCGCCAAAGAATGCTGCTACTGCTGCAATAGCATTGATGCCCCACTCAGCGAATTGTTTTTTAATGTCCATGACTGGTTAGTTTAGTGAGTGATACTTTAGTTGTTCTCCGGAAGTTCCTTGTAATACGCATAAGCGTACCTGTCGAATATGCTGTTTACGGCGCTGAGCAGTTCAGCATCGGAGCTGGTAATCTTAATATTCGATACCGTCAGGACTCCGTAAGTCAAGGCCTCCAACCAAGAAGCGCCGGAAGCATCTGAGATAACGATTTGGGCATATTGTCGCACCCGTAACGCCGGAGCCCCTGAAAGTTTTGTACTGGCAGCCTGGATCGCCGCTATCTTTACCCGGCTTTGAAATTCCGGATACTGGGCGGTGGTGTCCCGGACGAAGTAGGTTGTTTGCGCATGGGCAAAAGTTGTTGTGGCGAGGATTGCCAGTGTGATAATTACCTTTTTCATATTGTTTAGTATTAGTTGTTAAGTTTTTCCCATGCAGAGCCATTGAATCCCCACCAACCTTTACTGGTGAAGGTTCCATTAGTGTCCGTTACATATATAATGAGGCTTTCTTGTGGAGAGGCGATAGCACTCGCTTGCGCTGCGGTCATCCTGGATGGCACAAACCCCTGGGTTGTACTGTTAATCTGTAATGCCGCAGAGGCATTAGGAGAGGTAGTGCCAATACCTACGCCGGTAGTAGTAGCCGTTAATTTTATGTTCGATAGGTTGTCCCCTCCCGGCGCCAGGTTAATAATACCTGTTCCCGTTGTATTCAGGGTCAAGGGGCCACCTGACTTCCTATTAGAAAAATTAAATCCTCCGGCCTGAAATAAACCGCTGCCTGCATAGGAAGATCCTGGCCACAAGATCCATGCGTGATCAGTTGCCGCACTTCTGAACCAAATTCTTCCGTAATTGTTAGCAGGGACAGTATTGAACTCTATATCATCCGTTTGCCCTGCTGTTTGCATCTGAAAAAATGCTCTCCCGGATGGCGAATTAGTACCGACTGTAAGAACGCCAGCAGATCCGCCAGCTAGCACACTGCCCCCACTGATCACATTTCCTGTAACATTAATAGCTGCGCTTTGGGCCGTGGCAGTTGCATTATTCCATATAAGTTGGGAGGTGTCTTTTGTCCTATAGCCGAGAGGGACTAAGAACGCTTCCCATTTAACGCCGAAAGAATCTGTTACATAGACTTTATCCCTTTTGAACTCTACAGATCCAGGTATACGCGCGGCCGTAGTGTCATTTGTTATACCAAAACGTAGAGATGGCGATAAACTACCTGTAGGCTGGGCGGCTATTACCATTTTGCTGACATTGGTTTCTCCAGCAAGCACTGTTTGGCCGGGATTATACATATATCCTGACCCATTCAACATATTGTACAGATAATTTGCGATCAATACTGCTCCGGTATTATTAGGGTGGAAGCCATCACCAGACAGCAATGCATTCCCTCCGTTTGAACGCATAAATTCATAGAGATCTATGAACCTTAAGCCCGGGTATTCCTGACATGCTTTTCTTGCGGCATCCACATACTGCAGGTGTCGTATAACATTGGGAGCCGGGTTCCCGCTAAGCGCTGCATAGGCCGCGTACCCCGTGGCATTTGCATATCCAGGGCCTATGAACAATATTTCGTTAGTACTCCATCCTTTTGAGATGGCATTATTAACCCAAACCCGCATCGCGGCTTTCGCACCAACTGTGTCATAGTTCCCACCATTATACCCGAAGTCATTTAATAATGCCTGGCTTATCAGGTATTTAAGCCCGGGTCTTTTTACCGGGATGTCACCCAACCTGTTTTCCAGAGCCTGGCTTTCGCCGGCAAACGGATTGGGTGGAGTTCCGTATTGCATTGTTGATCCTGCCAGGCCTTTATTAATCACTGTAGCACCGCTGAGCAGAGCAAACTGTCCCACATATCCTCCGTTGGTAGATCCGTTTCCTTTCGTCCAGGAATCACCAATAAAGGTGAATGTATCGGTTATGGAGAACGCACTTTGCCGGCTGATAGTTATGGTATCCGAATTATATCTGCGGGCCTGGCCAGACCCTGATATATTTATATTCCCAGGCTCCGGCGTCCCTATAGTGGCCTGCAGGCTTACTTTTTTGTTCAGACTATCCTGGAGGTCAGTAATCTGCGTTATTGGATGGGTATGGCTTTGTGGCGGAAAGGTAGCTGGCTTATCCTGTATATTACTCCATGTCATAAGGCCCAGCACATCCATACTATCAAGCGTGGAGCTTGCAGGATTCCACCATGATCCATTGAAGATGTACATCCGGTAGTCACCTGCATTCAATCTTATAGTGCCGGCCGGGCGATTATGTGCGAATGTGTCTGATGGTGTTATGACTATGCCTGAATCTGCCCCCATCATTCCCCGTGCCTGGGTCCAGACATCGGGTCGCCCCTGGTATATCGGGGTCTGAGCTCTTGCAATTATCGGCAGCAGGAGTAATGCCACTAGTATGTTTCTCATTTGAAAATTATTACTACGTCTGAATCATTCATAGGGGTCCCGTCTGTTATTTCCATTGTATCGCTCTCAAGCTGATCATCCGGCGTTGCCCCTGTCTTTCGGAATCCTGTACTTTTCGCATAGTCATCAACTATTATGGCTGAGATTAAGCGGCCGGATAGGCCCGAATTAGTTATTGAGGTGCCAGTCACGTGCTCAAATGCGAGTGTTGGCGGGGGTGCATTGCCAGATTTCGCAATCTTCACGATCATATCAAAGGCATCCTTAATGGGTATACTTAGCGGGAAGCGAGCCTGCTCCAAAAGTTTGAAGATGGCTATACTTTCTGACTCCCAAGTAGGCGAAACGTGTGTTATACAATGACAGTCTATCATATATTATGGTGTTTCTTCGTCATAAATTTGTGTCCAGGAAATTTCAGTCAAGGTGGCGCGTACAGCATTGGAATCACCACTTGGCGGAGCCGGTGTCGCCTGTGTAGACAGATTAATGTAACCTCCGCCGGTTAACATCGTGTTAGATACCAAGGCAATAAGAAAATCGTCTACATCACTTGTGGTGAGCTCATTTTCCGACAGATCGATATGCACTAAACCGCCAGTCCAAGTCTGCAGATCAAATGCTGTTGCATTCACATCTTGTATACCACAGTTTTTGAAGATCAGGGTTGTTAGGCTACCAGCAGCATCTTCCAAAATTGCCATTGTAAGGGTAGGGATATTTCCGTTTTCCATATGCATTACCTGTAGTGTCTGAGGGAAATTGCCTGTAAAGTCTGCGAGTATTCCATCCTCATTTAGGATTTTCAACTTCTCCATTCCGGTATTGTCATGGTATATCCTCATGTCGAATACGTCAGTAGTACCATATTGGTGCGTAACCTCCTGATATTGACCTCCCGCAGCGGTATAATTGATCACTTCTAAATTGCCGTCTCCCCAGTCTACTATGTGTGTCCCTCCGACGAAATAGTAAGTGATGAAGTGATCCTGTTCGACATCTGCCGGCATCTGTATGTCTGTTGAAAGCAGAAAGAAGGAGAAAGCGGGTGTTGCCTGATCATCCTCCCCGGGTGTATATATAAACCCAAGTTCTGGATCATAGGATACCATCCCGGTAATTCCAAAAGGGTAGGTATTGTATTCGTCACCTTCCTCTCCTTCTTCTCCGGCGATCAGTTCATTGATCTGATCAACATAGGCATCCCATTCCCCTTCAGTTGTCAGACTGACAGGCCCGGTAAGTTCAATCGGGCCGGTTCCCAGGTCTACTATGAGAAACCCTGATCCTCCTGTTTCCCCAGGATCAACAATTATTCCTCCGTCATCGAGCGAAACGATATCTACCCCAGCATCCGCACCATAGTACTCCCTGATCTCCAGCTCAGCCCGTTTGATCTGCCGCTGTCCGTTTCTCTGAATGTCTATTTGGGCACCATCTTCCTTTACGAATAAAATATCATCAACTTTGGTATTGCTGCAGGAGAACGCCCGGTTCAACTTGTCAATATGATAATCCGACAGGCCGTCTGTATACCCCCCGAAAATCTTGAATTTCCGGAATACGAATGAACTCAGCAGCCGCAGGTCGGTCAGCTGATCCTCCATAAAAGTATCGTGTGTCTGAGGCGTGAACTCTTCTATATATCCCGGCATACGCAGACGGTATGTCATATTCCATACCGGCACGGTAATATTTGTCCAGAACACTCCCTTATCATTATCGTTGGATTCGTGGGAATAATCCACAGCGAGGGTATTCCTGTGTTTTGTCCGGTAATGAATCGGCTCAGACCAGTATATTACCTTGTCTGTTTTCTCAACATTGAAGTACACCTCGATCTTCAGGAAGTATGTTTTGTCATCCTGCAGTAGCGGGTCAGCGAAGGATACCCTGGTTGTGTAGGTATTAAGTTGTATTGGCGTGGTAAAATCACCGTGGTTGTCGAATGTGTTTCCTGGGAATGTCTTTGCCGCTTTCAGGAATCGGCTCGGGTGGAAGGCAACAGTATTTCCTTCACAGTCCACAACGAAGATATCCGCTCCATGGGTGCCGGTGTGATGTATCTGTGTCCAAAGCAGGTCAAGATACTGTACCAGTATTTTATAATATGTATTCTCCTGGAAGTCCAGCAGGCTTTCATTCAGCCAATATGAGTCAAACTGTTTGTAATTGAATTCGGCGGGCAGCACTTTCCCAGCCCGGACGAACCGGATCGGATTAATGGGTGGTATAATTACTATCTTGGTTGCCATGGTTATTTGTGCAGTTTTGAAATATCGCTGTCCTCAGTGAGGCGCAGCCAGAAGTCATATTCTCCATTTGTGCTCAGGTTGAGACCCACATCCATTGGATACCCCTTCAGGTTGACCCCCTTCCATCTGAACTTAAAGCAACCCCGGCTATAGAGATCCATTAGGTAAAGCAGATTTTTAGGGGATCTGGCTTTAAACCTGAAATTGCAAGGAAGGCAATAGGGCGTTCCAAGATCACTTACTGCCAGGTTTGCTTTTTCCACTATATTTGGCCGCCCCCCCTCGAACATCACCTGTAGTTCTGTATTCTTATCAGTGGTCTGGAAGGTAATTGTCTGTCCATTTCGCAGGAAGTAGGAGGCAGCCAGCCTGGGCTTATTGCGCAGCAGGTCCCGTTTCGGTGTCAGGTCATATTCATACCCCTGTTCTACATAAGGGATTCCGGAAGCCGTGGCGCCGGAGCTAAACAATGGCCGGCGCTGTACCAGGAATCCCGCAATGAGCCTCGTGCAGACAATAAAAGTGTCATTGTCGCTGGAGCTGTCCGTAGTTGTCTTACCTGAAAGATTCTGACGCTGCGCCTCTATTCCGAAGCTATCCCGGCGAAATTTGCCGGTTAAGTCAAGTTCATTGCTTACCCTGGTCACCGGGCCCCGGAACCGGGATTCCTGGTTGTATTCGTACCTGCCGTTGATGTTGTCGTAGGTCTGCTCTGGCTGGCCAACCTTGATATTATCGTATATGATGTCATTTGCATCTTCCAACTCAGCATCCGGGTCAGTAATGTCCCCCAAATCCGCAATGATAATGTCCTTGTCATACCAATACTTAAATGGCTCCATACGGATGGTACCGGTATTGTCCGGCCCCATACCCAGGCAGGCTCGGCCTGTTGCATCCTGAAAGAAGTCTGAAAGGGTTACCTTCAGTTTGGCGTCCGGCAAACGGCGTATAGAATCACCAGGTAAAAGGAAATTCATGTACGGAATGTTGTCTTCGTGTTGCGCAGTACTACGCAAATAAGCACTGTAGCTTACGATTGTTGACGATCCGACTACCTTCTTCATCAGTTCGTCATACGCGTCACAATGACGGATGGCATAATGGGTAGTAGTCTCATATTGCCAGCGGGATTCTACTTTCGCCCAATAATTGGGTGCTGAGGTAGGCGAGTCGCCATTCCCGTCATAGGAAAGACTGTAATCAGGGGATCCGCTGTTTACGATGATTTTCGCAGCTAAGTATACGCGATCTCCTGGATTAATGGTAAAGTAGGAGGTCCCGCCACCCATGATCTTTTCAGTAATCCCATCGGCGGTTATGGGCACCGATGCCGGCGGTCCGTCAGCGGCCGTGACTTCACGATCTTTGTTCACGACAAGGAACTGCACCTTCACTGAAACAGAGCCCCCGCCGGCCTTTTCTACAACAAATCGTTGATTGAATGTACATCTTACATCCATCGTTCTCAGGGCCTCTATCAGGTACGAATTCTGATCATACATTGGTATGGTCCAAAAGTTCCCTACTATATCATATCCCCCCCCGAGATTTGTATCTATACCCTGTCCCATATTCTGGGTGACCGTATAATCTCCCTCTTGGAAGGTGAAGGCGTTTTTGATTACTCCGTTTATATTGCTGCCGGCTATAGTTATGAAGTTGGCTTTTGATTCCAGCATTAGGCCGGTAAGCGTTATTGTGCCGGTAGTGTCATTTACCGGTATTTCATATGGCGTATTTTCATTAGCCTTGATCTTTGACTCGATACTATTATCCAGGATATTGGCCTTGAATACAACAACGCCGTCTTTACTGGTGGAGAAGTCAATTTCACCGGAATATAGCTGGGAATAGGTCCAATCCTCATTACGCATCATGATCACCATAGTGCAGCGACCTTCCCCGCCTTCTGTATACTTCACCTTACGCAATATCTCAGCCGCCTCCCGGACGAATTGGTACGGAGTCGACAGGGTACGGGAAATGCCATGATATTTCACATTACGAACCCAACGGATCTGCGTATCCTTCCAACCGATCGGTAAAGTCGGAATGGCATATGGCGTACCGGTGGTAGTCACGATACCATTGATATACTTATAGTACGTCACGGCATCACGCTTCAGGTATACGATATATTTCGGCAGGTGGCTCACTAATGTGTTATTTTGTGCACATAATCACTCCATCCCGTGTATACATTTACATTGGATGATTTCTTTTTGCTCAGTTCAGATAATATCTTCCGGTTCAATACATTAGAGGCTTTCATTTCTGACACTACTTCCTTCATAATCGGACCATCATCGTTATAGTGAGGCATTACAGCCATACCATTCATCATGCCGTAGTTGGTCATGCGGATCAACTCATCGTTTGGAATTACCTTTGAATGAGCAGGGAGATATACTATTGAATCTTGTTTAGGGGTCAACCAGGTAGATCCATCTGGCTCAATTACCAATTCCTGACCGCGCTCAGATACCCTGGCCAGTCCACCAGGTGCATTATCCGTACCTTCCGCGAACTGGGGGAGCGGGGCGGCTACTGCCCGAGCCAACTGTAAAGCACCAATAACGCCAATAGCTATTGACAACGGGATATTAGGCAAGGCTTCTACTACTGCTGACGCGGTATCTCCTATAATCTTTGCGATGGTGACTGCTTTATCAAATGCCGCCTGCCTGCGCTGTAGTTCTATCTTTTTGCGCTCGATCTCTTGAGTCTTGGCCGCAGCCCGGATTTCAGCCTCTGCTACCCGCCGTTGCTTTTCCTCCTGGGTAAGCATGGATGCGTTAATAGCATTGATCTCCGATTCTTTATTCCGGTCGATCTGCTTTTGCTCATTATCAAGACCCTGGCGGCGCTTCTCAAAGGTGGCATTTATGAATGCCACGACAGTTTGAAATGTTTCCTCTCCAATTTGCTTTTCGTAGTCCGCCAACTTCTTCCGTACATCCTTCCTCTTTTCTGCAGCCTCTTTTTCTTTGTCTAGCTTCAGCTTATTGGTTTCATCCAACTGCTTCAGCTCCAGATCGTTAAGTTGCTTGTTAAATGTTAATTGTTCGGAAATGCTGGTCGGCAAGTATGCGAGTAGTTTTTTTATGCCATTAATCTCTACCTGATACCTGGCTTGGCTGCCTTCAATGGTGGCGTTGGTCTTGTCTTTCTCATATTCCTTGTAGGACTTGTACAAGCCTTCAGCATACGCCCTCTCTATGCTGGCAAGTTTTTGGGATGTCGCAGCATCCACTTTTGCCAGGTCTGCGGCAACTTCTTCCTGGTTCACGGCAATCCCAGCATTCAGGTATACCTTCCCGGATTTTGAATTGACAATACGGGTGATGTCCTCAACCATAGAAGAAATTTCTTCTTCTGAAGGGGTCAATAGCTCAATCCGCCGTTTTGCTAGTTCCTTTTGCAGAGCTTCGGTATTTTTTAACTCTTCTTCAAGAAGTTTCTTCCGGTCATCGCTGGCTTTTTTAGCTGCCTGTTCGCTTTTCTTCCTGGCCTGCTCCTGGGTATTATATTCCTTAATCTGTATTTCAGCCCGAGCATCAGCGATCTGTTGGGTTAGTTTAACCCGGTCCTGCTCGATCTTCTTGAGATTTTCGGCTGATTGCTTCTGATCATTGTAGTTCTTATCAAGTATGCCCTTCTGCTCTTCCAGATTTTCAATTCTGGCTTCCAATGCTTTACGCTCTATGGCCAAGATCTCTTCTTCAGATGCCCCACGGGCCTTAGCCGCAGCAATCGCCACCTTTGTATTGCGTTCCAGATTAGCATTAACCCGATCAAAAATGTCATTCAGATTTTCAAGGGCGCTTGAAAAATCCCGCACACTACTTGCCGCCTTGTCTGTTTCCTTACTCATAGAAGACATATACGAAATTGCTGTTCCCAAAAGAACTATTACCGCTCCAATACCAGTGGCCAGCAATGCCGCCCGAAGGACTTTCGTCGCCACGGTAGCTCCATTGGTCACAAAGGTGTATAGACTCATGGCTGCAGTTTGCGCTCCGGTAGCTATAGTGGCAGCTATCTTTGCAGCCCGGTTTTTAATAGTTTCAAGAGTATTGGCCCGGGTTGCAGCTGTAGCCAGTTTATCAATAAAGGCTTCGACCGCTTTGGCAGCGGCCAGGATCTTGGTCTGAGTAGACAGAAGGGTCATCATCAGTGCAGATTCAGACTGTAGCGCAATCTGTATCTGTTGCAGGCCGTTAGTTATGGTCATTACCGCCTGCAGGACAACCATCTGACGCTGCAAATCTTCCTGGGAGGCACCAAATAGGGTAGCGGCACCTTCTGCGACACCATAGGCGCCGGCCACAGCATTTATGCCCTCAATGGTGCCATCCAGGTATTTTGTGTCGGAGGCATTGAAATCCACGGTCGCCTGCAGGTCGCCCAACTCATCCTTGGCTTTACCAACTTGCGCAACAAATTGGGCGAATAATTCGCTGTCAGACCCAAGTGTAAGCCCTAACTGCTTTGCTGCTTCCTGGAACTCCCTGAGCTCCTGCTTTGTTGATCCGAAAGCCTGAGTTAAGCCTTCAGTGATCTTGGCCAGGGCCTGCTCCTGTTTGGTCAGGCTGTCAAACCCGGCATCAGAAGAGCTCATGCCGGCCAGTTTGGTCCGAACCTCCGAAAGCTCAGTGTTAAGTACGGAAAATGCCCCAGAGAAAGTACCGGCATAGTTGCCCACATTCCGCTGAAAGTCTCCAATTGTAGCATTGAACCCTTTGACTGTTGGGTCCAATTCTTGAACAGACTTCAAAAGCTGTTCCCCTATTGCACCTTCTCTTTCTGCCTGGGATAATTGCCGGAATATATTTTTAAATTGGTCCAGCTTTGCGGAAACCTGGTCTATAGACCCTGCTGCGGCCACGTTCGCCTTAGCCTGAGATTTTATGAGCTGCTCCTGCTCCCGAATGGATGCAGATAGCTCCTTTTCCCGCTTGGTGAGTTCAACAAGTCTGTCCCGAACCCTTTCATTTATCCTTCCATAAACATCTGTGTCTTTGGCCAGGTTCTTCATTTCGTCCTTTACGCCTTTCAACTCGGTCTTCATACTGAGCTGAACCCGGATATTTTCCTCCAAGTTGGTGCCGAAGTTGACCAATAGCTTATCTGTATCCCGGATCGTCTTCTGGTAATCAATGTTGGCAGCTGCGAGAGCGTCCTGATTTTGCTTCAGTGCCGACATCCCGGCAATAGCCTCATTGATGGTTTTTGCTCCTTTAAGATCGATTTCCATCTTCGATCCTTTGGAGTTTAGATCATCAATAAGCCCGGCCGCCTTCAGCAACCGATCGGTCAGTGCGTCGATCTGGTCGTACGCCTTTTTCCCTACTATTTCCTCTACAACTTCAGGCATTATTTACGCTTGCGTTTAAGCAGTTCAGTTTCAATGTGGTTTCTGTATGTCTTGACATAGGCGCAGTATTCCCCTACAGTGATATCTTTTTTTCTTACATGGTATCCTTCATGCTTGCTGACGTGAACTAGCATTTCAGTGAAGTACTCGCCGGTCATTCTGGAGCCGGATGCGGCTTTCTTTTGTAGATCCTGATATTCCTGAACCAGCGTATCCCTTGCGATGATGTCTTTTTTGAGCAGTGTTTCTGCCCGGCTCAGGCTTTTCTCGTATGCTTCCAGGGACGAATGATCCACTTTCGCTCCTGGCAATGCCCGCTCAAGCATTTCCGCCTGGCGTACATCATACCATTGTCTCAGGCATTGAATAATGGTAGTCACTCGTTGTATCTTGGAATCATATACATGTATTCCGCCCATGACCCTGGTAGCATGCATGAGGTTATTATCTCCCAGGCGTTCGCAGTATTGGCTATAGATATTCATCCAAGCCTGCTGCAGTTCATAATCCGGGACTTCCGGCTTATAGTATTGGCGTTCCTGCTGTACTATTTTGTACCTGGACCTGATCAGGGAAGACAGCCTGTCGTTGAGCAGACAATCCTCGAACAGGACAAAGGGTAAATCATCTACGGAATGATATATGTTCGACTGTGGGCCTTCGGGTGAGCACATCATCTCCTGGTTCGCAGAATCCGTAGCCGTCATTGACCGTCCGGAAGATGACCAGCTCGACCACCTCCTTCTTGCTTGCTGCATAAATTTTTGCACGACGTTTCGCATCTTCCAGTTTTGCTTTGTCTCTTGCCCTGGCCGCCTCTTCACACGATAGGCATGCCATGGTTATACGTTTGTTCCGATACCGGCGCCGGTCTTTTCTGAAATAACCCGCACCAGCCGTGGGTAAAGTGTTTTGGCTCTGAACTTGTAAATCGATTCCATTGTCAGGCCATCAATGTTTCTGTACTTACCTTTTATCTTGGAGGCGTTGGGGTCGTCCGATAAGAATACCAGCTTATTACCCTCCACCTTCACTTGCCGGCTTTCGTGATACCGGCCTGTTATATACAGGTTTGGGACATCTTTTGGCCGGTCCGGGTCCGGGGTAATTCTCATTTTCCATTGGGCATACCGTTCGGCGGCCTCCCTGGTCTTGAAGAATGGATCTTCGCTGTACTTCGGACTAAGAAATTGCCCGTTGGCGTCCAGGCCCTTGTACAATTGTTCCCGGTTCAGGTCTCCTACTTCTGTCGCATTGTCAGTAATGATATTCGCAGCCTCATCCGTAAGGGTAAGGGCTTGAAATTTTCTGGCCATGCTTGCGAGTGTCTGTCCCATAGTGAAGACCTGGGGACTACAATAGCAGCCCCCAGGCTGTACTTATTTTTTCTCGTCTTCCTTAGCGTCGCCACGCACTGCCTTTACGCAAAGCTTGTATACGCGCTTGAGGTCTTCAGTTTCTGCCTTGTCGGATTTGTGACCGAAGTATTCGCCCTTTGCCTCCTTAAGCCACTCGGCTTCAGTCAGGCTGGCAACATGGTCTGCCGTAAATCCGATATCGGCATATCTTACTGTTTGCATAGTCTTACGGTTTAGGGCTGAGTGACGTATACCTTTTCGCTTTCATACCCAACCACACCCAGTGGCTCCAGTACGGAAAGTGCTGCCAGTTTGAAAGACAGTTTGTTTCCGCTTGTCGGTGCCGCACTCAGTGTAAGCTCGAAATAGCCTTCTTTGGCAGCAACCGCAGAGATTGTTAGGGTGGTTCCGGCAGTTTCGTTCCTGGCAACCCATGCTCCGGCAGCAGCTAGCTCAGTAGGGAAGTAAACAGACAGATCAGCTTTCGCATAGCCTGCTAGGGCCTTTACGTTCCACTTTGTGGATGTGCTGTTGGTGGCAATCAACTCCACATCCGTAACGGCGATCATGGATTCCAGGACATCAAAGTCCGCTTCGATGAAACCATAGTCCTCATTCAACTGCCGCGTATTGTCGAAGGCGAAGGCGGTCGAGTAGATCTCCGATGTTGTAGCCGTGGCAAACCCACGACCCAGAGTAAATACCTGGGCCATGGTCAGGCCCTGCAGGTCGGTAGTACCGTCGGTATTCTTGATCACCTTACCCCCGATTGTAGAAGTATTGTGGATGATGAAGTATTTACCGGAGGCCTGGGAATTGGTCAGCTTCCTGCGGTTGAGATGCATAGCGAAGCCGCCACCGTCCCATCGGGCGGTATATACCGGGAACCCGTCGCCCAGGTATTTGGTCACGTTATTCGGTAATGTCTCGGTACGGGGATCGCCGTTTGCAACTTCCCAGTTTACTAGGTTCCCCAGTGGCTGCCAACGGGATACCGGCGCATCAATAAGGGAGTTTGCCTCCAAGGTAGCCTTCAATGTCGCGAGTTGCGCCTCTGTGATCTTGCCATCACCGGGAGCATAGATCAGGCCGGTCGGCATCCCGAACTCCTGAATACAGCGGCCAATGCCCTGGTTCATGGACTTGATGCCGCAAGATTTTGAATTAACCATTGTTATAATGTTTTAACAGTTTGAAAATTTGAATTTTATTGTCAGGTCTTTGATCTCAATACAGTCGATAAGGTCGTTAAACAGCTTACCACCTTTATGGATGGTAACAGTATGTGGCAGGTCCTTTTTCGGGTCGCGGCATACGATGCCGGGATGCTTGCCGAGTTGCCTCATGAATTCCTGGTATATCGGTATCAGGTACGGGTCAACATTCCGCTGTTGGCGCTGGTAGGAATCCCAACCGCTCTCGGAAGGCATCGCTATGATGATTTCCACGCCCCTGGCAAATGAATACTCACCAGTAGAAGGGTGAACAATTGTCAGCGGTTCGAACATGGCGATCAGAGGGAATTTCTGATACCTGGAATTTGTACCCAGTGATAACTCTTGGATCTCCGCGTTGATTTCCGCCGGCCTGCCGTACCTGCAGTTGATAACCTGCATTTCCTGGTTCAGTGTTTGGAAACCGGGCAACAGCTTATTCTCTGTCGCCTGAACCACATACTGGAACTTATAGACCAAATCCAAACCTTCTCTCATATCCCATGCATGTTTATATGTTGCAGCTGACAGGTGTCAACCTGGTCGGCCTTGAATTGAGAAAATAGTTTGGAGCCATCTTCATCCACGGCAGCCGTGAGCATACACCACATATCACGACATTTTGAAATGGCTGCATTGAAAGCCCGGCATGCCTTAAAGCCGTTGTTCCTGCGCTCCGCGTTGTCAGGTTTGGTCTCTGCTTCCCCCATGGTAGTTGATTGGGTTTGGCTGTCGCGCATCCACCAGTAATAGACATACCCCGCAATGGGCGATTCTTTCAGGGTGGCATTAGCCAGGCCCCTCCAGTATTGTTTATTTCCATTACTCAATGTGTATTCGCCGCCATCCCTCAACAACTGATAGATCGGATTACTGGCAACCCCTGCCTTGAAAAGCTCGTAGAACTCATAACCCAGCGCATAGCGCAGGAACTCTGGCTCCCTTATGCTGATCATATAGCATAGGCGTTCCCGCACCGGCTGCTTTTCAGTGCCGGTAATGTTGAGTTCGCCTATGAAATATGTAGTATCAACCAAGGATGGCATATCTTACTTTTTGATGAAGTACCCTTTTACTTGTGTGGACTGAGACCCGGTAGACAGAATGTAAATCTGCGCCGCCTTGACTTTTGTATTGCCGATGTACCAGTTCCTTACCTGGCGTGTAGCGACATTGGTCAGAGTGAACGTATCCGACGAAGTGCCGGTTACCGGTAGGTAGGTAATACCATCCACTGTTGCCCGGAGCACACACACTGCACTTGTGGTGCCGGATATCTTCGTCGCAGCAACTGATGCGGAGAAAATACCGTCAGTGCCGCTGAAGTAGTTCAGTGGAGTAACCAGGCTGATAGTGTCTGTACCACTCAGGGTATCCACTGCAGGAGTGGATAAGGTCTGAGCCTGGGCTGTGCAAAACATGCCGGCCAGAAGGCTTGTGAGGAGGATTATCCGTTTCATACGTTACCTCCTTTCTTTGCGCTCTTTGCCGCAGGAGCGTCAGTGTAACCCATGGCGCGAAACTTGTCAGCCAATAATGCACCTACCAGGGTCTCTTCTCCCTCTTTGTGGTGCTTTGCCCCTGCCGGGGCGTAGAGCTTAACCCTTTGGGTAAGATCTACTGTTTTGTTTTCTTGCATAATTTTTGATTTAGTGTTCTGTTACAGTATGTTGTGTGTCTTACTCGTTGCCTCCACTGATCGCCGCCTTGATGTTGGCGATTGTGTCGTAGATCCAGGCGCCGGTATGGTTGCTTGAGTAGAACTGATGGAATCGCATCTCGCCGATAACGGTCACCAGGTTCTTACTGAAGTCGTCATTCTCCCAGCCCCACATGATCTTGAATGCCTCATGTATCAGGATCTTATACAGGTCCATCACCCCGATCAGCAGGTAGCCGACGGCTATGTTGTTGTCCTCGATGATGCGAACACCTTTGACAACTGTGTTGTCGGCGGAAGTGAAGGGAGGCAGCATGTATACGCCGCTGTCCGTGGCTTTTTCCAGGTCCATGTTGGCGACATCGATCGGATTCATGTACGCAGTAATCACGCCGTTGAAGTTCAGACTGCGGATCTGGGCGATAGATGCACGAACAACGTCAGCAGTTGTCGGGTTCGTGGTACTGATGGTAGTAAGATTGAAGGCGCTGGCGATGGTTGTGATACCGGCCGGGCTTGTAGAGCTCAGAACGCCAGTAAGAACAGCAGCATTGGCAGCTGTTTCCACTTCATAACGCAGTTCTGCTTCCATATAGGAGGCCATAGCGTCCAAGTCATACAGCATTTCCGTACTTATTTTCATACGCTCTGCTACCTTTTTAGGTACGCTGGTTTCAGTTTCCAGTTGGAAGGAAGCCAGCGGCTTCAGTACGCCTTCGCCGATAAACTGGGCATTACCTTCTTTGTTAGTTTTGTTTACCCAGTAAAAGGGATTGGCGCGGGTAGCGCCTTTGGAAAGCTGATTCCAGAAGGTAGGCTGTACGCGAACCAGGTCAACAATACCGGGTTGCCCTTGCGGGTTCGGCAGATAGGCGGAACTGTTCAGGGACGTTCCGAGCGTCATGGTAGCCGGGGCGCGAATCTCCAACGGCTCCAGGTCCGCTTTCTGTCCATTCTTGATTTTCTCCAGGGCGCCTTTATTGCGCTCCTGCCATGCTTGCACCTGCCCACGGATCGACAGGTCGCGGCCTTCGCCACCTGTGGAACGTTTTTCCAGTTCGGCAATTTTTTCTCCCTGGGCACGGAGCACTTCCATAATGCCGCCGTTTGCCTTACTGGCTTCAGACAATGAACGCAACCCTTCCAGGTCGATACCCTCAAAGGGCTTCATCTGGGCAGCAATAGCATTATCCAGGTCGGCCTTGCTCTGGTATCCACGGGTGGACAGTTCGTCTCCGACTTGCTTTTTAATGGCATCCAGCAGAGCTTGCTTGGCATCGCCTTCTTCACCACCGTCGGAACGGTAGGCGATATTCATAAAGGGCTGATGACCGAGCCGGCGGCTGCTGATCTTAGGAGCGAATCCACGACTCCCGGACGCAGGAAAGGAAATATGTGTCCTTTTCATGTTAGAATAGTTTTAAATTTTCTTTTATGTACTTGTAGTCGATACCGTTCTGATCGGCTCGTGGCTGTCTGAGTGCAAGCAGCTTCTGTACTTCCGGCTCAGCCTTGGCGAGTGATATGTTCCTGGTAAATAGTTGACGTGCTTCCAGCTGTTTGGCCGGCGGCAGCGATTTGATGAATGATTCGGTTTCTTGGCGCAGGAATTCGGACTGATTCTCAAAGTCTTCCGCAGATCGTATAGCATATGTCTCCATATTACTTCCGATAGTAACCGCGCTGCCTTCCATCAGTATTATCTCCTTTAAAAGCAGGGCGTCCAGTTTTTCATCGTATTCTACCTTATCCCAGATATAGTCGAACCCGACACTGAACTGATTGATAGTGCCGCTCCTTACCTGGATAACAGCACGATCTGCACTATATACACCAGCATCACAGACAGCCTCGAAATACAGGCCGTAATCATCCTCATCGAGCACAGTAAACTGGCCTATAGGATCTTTTTGATCATGCTGCCAGAGGGCAGTGATCTTGTATTTGCTGTTACTGTTTGGACCGCGCTCCTGTATTGACTTGGCGCAAGAACCCTTCAGGAAGATGGTTCCATAGTCATCCTTCACTCCCCATACAATGAGATAGCCCTTTATAGTCCGCTCTTCGGCAGAAAGTTTACCGTCACTGTCAACACTCATAGTGCTGTAGTTGATCGGGTTAGCTCGCCGCTGCAGTTCCTTGATCTTCGGATGGTATGTTTTCGCCATTTTCGTTGAATTGTTGTTGCTGCACTTCGAATTTGTATTTATTGAATTCTTCCCGGTTAACGGTGTCTTTACCCAATGACTCCAGCCAAATGTTTCGCGTGATCAGGCCGTTGTCCCATTCAATCTTTAAAGCATCATTCAGCGCCTTCATACCCTCTCCACGCTCCTTTGCAGAGGCTTGAAGTGCTGGTACATTCTCGTAGTTGATAACTATGCGGATGTTGGACTCTGGAGTTTTCAGGCCTTCATTGAACTGTTCATCGATATAATCCTCGCTATCGGGGATTATGCTGTTTTGATAAAGTAGCCTATCAGCCGTAGACACATTATTGTATGTGCTTTGGTCTGAATGTGAAGACAGCGGGAATGGATATCCAAAGGCATCGCATACGTCCTTCACATCTGAAAGATGTTCTTCCATTAGCATCAGATCTTTCACATTCATGCTCATCTGCTGCCACTGTAGCGCAGCAGTAGTGATCACCACCTGCGATTGACCCCGTGTAAGGCCATAATTTGAATAAAACTGACCCTGTACCTCTCTGCGTTCCTCATCCTGGATCGGTATAGTTCCCACGCTGTCCTTCCCTGAATTACTCAGGATACCCAGAGCTCCACGTTTCTGGATGAGTGTACACCGGGCTTCATATGCTGCGATCAGGTTGCTTACCGGGTACCGCAGGTTAATGAGCCTGGATGTCGGCATCAGCGTCTCTTTGTCTACAGGAGTGCTGTCTTTGATCAGCATCAAGCTTTCATTATCAAGTTTGGTCTGCTCACCACCCCAGGTGAATACCACATCGTACAGATCCAGTACATTGGTAAATGAAGTAGGCGATACAGAGTACCGCTTCTTCACCAATTGGATGCACTCAGGCGGCAATACGTACAGTTCGCTGGGCCGATCTTTGAAGCCCGTGGGGTAGTGCTTCAGAACGAAACAATAGCCCACTACCTTCACGCTTATGTACAACTGCTTGAAGAAATGCTTCCGGGATTGGAACCGGTTTGGTTTTTCCAGTAGCCGATCCCATTCTTTATAGGCGCCACGAGTGAAATTCCCCGTCTGCCGGTTCAGCACTTCAAATTTGCCTGCAACGAAGGCGTCGGCCATAGATGATACTATAGCGGCAAGAGGCGCACATCGCCTTGCCGCCTCAAAGAGCTTTTCGCCGGACTCCATAGAGATATTTATCGTACCGCCGGTTCCGTCTATAGGGATAAAGCCAATACCTGCAGGCATGCTGGGCATGTGTCCCCCTGCCGCAAACTGTGAGTTTGTCGGCAGGATCGATAACCAATTATCGAACTGCGGCTGCTTATATGATACGTTGCTCAACTTTATCCCAGAATTTCTTGATCACTTTTACCGGCTCGCCGTTTACGATACCGCCTATTACTTCAATTCGGAAGACATATAGCTCCTCGTAATGCTCCATCCACACCTTGAATGATCCTATGTCAGCTGGCCACCAGGCAAACCGGCGCACACTCTTTAATGTGCCGGCTGGGTAATCGATATTTTGCGACAGCTTTCGTCTCATTACACGCGTTTTATTACACCTATCGCCTGCAAGTGCTGTGCGATATACCGGGCAGGATCAATCAAGTGGTTATCCATATCTTCAGGATCTTCCATTACGACACCATGGCGGTCGGTCTGCCAGCTATAGTTTTCCTGTTCATATTCAAGGTTTGTGGAGCTACTGGTGTAGTACACACCCTTCAGGTTATTCAGCAGGTCTATGCCGTCATTTACCGACCCTGCACCTTTGTGAGCCGGCATAGCGTTCCACCCGTGCCGCCGCAGGGCTGATATCTTGTCGGGCCGATTATTGTCACAAATGATCAGTGTCTTTTTGTTCAATCCGATCCGGTTCAACCTCCAGGTTACAATTCCCTCTTCTTCACTGTTGATCTGGTGCAGTTCTGATGTGGTGAGCTTGGCCCGTATCTCATTCTCGCTGGCATAATTCAGCTCATGATAGTACATGCAGCCATCGTAATACTTCGCCTCCAGAATACCCCATGGATCAACCGTTCCCCAGTCAATGCCGGCGTATATTGCAGTATTGATGGAGTTGTATTGTTCGGGGGAGATAGACTCCCATTTGAGTATGCGGTTTGGCTTTTCGCCTTTCAGGCCCAGACCGTATACACTCCAGTTGAAATCATTGGCGCTGCGCTTGGCCTCGTTCTCCCGGCAGCGGGTAAGCTCCTTGATGTGTTTGTCCTGGAAGCCAAAAGGATTTACAGCCAGGTCATATGCTTTTGCATCCGGTTCTGTCAACTTCTTCTCCACCACCAGATAACACATTTTTACCGGCTGATAAGAGAGTATCTTGCGTCGCTGCTCGTCCGGGCAGAAAGGGTTATCCCGGAAGGTGCTGTGTATGGTAATAGCCCTCGGATCGAGCTGCAGGTCCGTAATCCAGTGAGATTTTTTCGGATTCCAGTCAATGAGGACGAAATCCTCAGTACGCTGATCTATCTGGTCAAAGGTCTCCCGGCTGATCTTGTAGGGCTCATTCAGCCATGCTACCGCCTTGTTCATACCCATTACCTTCTCCTCATCGTCAGTACCGTGTATTTCAAAGGTGCTGTCAGTGGCGGTATAGGTAAAGATGCTTTCCGTCTTATTATATGATTGCCCAAACAAGTATGTACCCCACATCTTAAAGTAATTCAGGGCATCGTTAAGTACAGTGTCCTTACAGTCCTTCTTGGTATCGCGCCATGCAGTAATGCGCTTATTCCCGTACTTACGGGCGTACAAATCACAGACCTGAATCAGAGACCCGGTTTTGCTGCTCCGGCTGCTGCCGGTATTGATGATGTATTTGTACCGGCGGGAACCGTCGGGATTGGTAGCATGGATAGCGTCCCAGTTCTTTTGGAATACGATAGTAGCCTGCATTATTCCTCCTCGTTTTTGGGTGGAACAATAATGACTTCGATTGATTTCGGCAGGTCGTTTTTCTGCCGGTTGTCTTTCTCGAAAATGCCCAGATGTTTGCCCAGCAACTCAAGGGATCGATTGGCACCGCTGCTGTCAAATTCCCATACGGTATTGCCTTCCTCGTCTACCTTCTGCTCCATGCGGCGCTCTTCATAGTTGAACTCCATTGCCGGCACCCGCTGCATGCAACGTTCAGCGACCTCTTTCAATGCCTGAATCACGAAATCAGCTGATATCTCTGTCCGCTCACTCCTGGCGTCAATAAGGCCCCGTATATACGCCTGTATATCCGGTTTTGACAGGTTCTCAGAGCCTACCTGCCTTGCCGTCTTTGCAGAATACCCCGAACGGATAGCCGCCTGAGTGGCGTTCATATCCGTCAGATACTCTTCACAGAATCGCTTCTGTTTATCAGTAAGATTGGAGGATTTTTTAGGCTTGGACATTGCAGCGTTTCTGACTGCAAATTATATAGCCTTGATAACGTATTCAAATTACATCACATAATTTAACATGTGATGATTATTTGATGTGAATTCTGGTAATATTTGGTGTTATTTGGTAATATTTGGCGGGAAATGTTAAATCGGAATTGTAGATTAAATTTAAAAACCCGGCAATGTCTGCCGGGTTTCATGTTTATCCCAATATTACTGTTGGTTCCAAGTCCTCTATTGGGATATAATAGGTTCTGTAAATAGCGCTTTTGGGTCGCCCAGCCTCATCTTTTTCATCGCTGAATTTTTCAAACACATGAACTGTTACCGTATCTCCGTTTATATCGGTGACGATACCTGGTTTATCGAAAAGCTCTTTATCCTTATCAATAACAATTGAACCTAATCCTATTGCCATAATGTTGAATTTTTACAAATATATGATTAAATGGTGGCTTCTGCGTATTCTTTCCTGATCCTTTCATATTCAGCATCCCTCATATGCCTGCTCAGATACTCCCAGTAAATACTTTGACCGCAAACCATCTTGAATTTTATCTCGTACTCTGAAGAATGAGCGCCCCTGTCGTCTCTTGTAATTACGACTATACTTGGTATGTAAACTGGAGTATTTTCTCTGCTATCTGGGTATAGGTATGACATGCGAATAGTTATTAGTTACCCACAAAAGTACTCCCTGAAAATGCAGACACTCATTTCCTTCTGTGGGAAATGAGTGTCGTATTGTAAAGATAGATCAGATTTTAAAAAGCCCAGGCAATCAATTTATAAAGCAAATACAGCAACCCCACGGCAGCTAATAACATCAACCCTTGCTGTATATAGTATTTGACAGGGTTGTTTTTTTTCATTTCAATCGCTAGTCTTTTCTTCTCTTCAATAGATAGGGATGGAGCAGGCTTAGGCTGTTCCTGCTTTAATTTCTCTATCGTCTCCGGATCTGCTTTTAATGACTCGGATAGTATATCGATTAGGGTAGAAATGTGCTGGTTTGCCTTAGTAACTTCATGCGACTGGTTGAATGTTCCCGCTTTTCTCCGTATCTCAATTTCAATCTCTGTTTGATTTTCGGAAATAGCTTTACTTGAAATATCAATATAAACTCCGAGACTTAAGAATTCGAATGCTTCGAAAGTAACAATGTTTGCGATATCGTTTGCCTTATTAAGAGTGTAAGACTTCGAAAATAGTGGGATATTTAATACCGCATTGTAGGCATCACAAATTGGGACCTCTACGGTTATTGCCTTCTTGGGGTTTGGTATAGCATTTATCATTTTATACTATTTACTTACATTGGGCGACAGATACCGACGGCGCTCCGTTTAAATGGTCAAAATACTGCTTAGTGCCGGACAACGAATCAAAGCAATGTCGTATTGACTTGCCATAATCTACGACTGCGCTATTATTTTTTTTCATTAAGAAATCGTCGTAACCAATTTTGGAATAAAATTGGAACTCTTCTTCGTATCGATAGACTGTCCCTGAATTGATAGTGTCTTCCGAAAAGTACACCAATTCCGAGTCTGGAGCGAAAGGCTGAGGATGCAATTTATATTCCTTGGTTACCTTTAAGATGCCGCACCTTAATTCTCCCTTATCCTCTTTTTTACACGACTGAAGCAAGGTAATAACAGCTACGAATATCAATAACGATCTCATAATTCCAAGGTTTTTACTTGACGTTTTGCAAATGTACAATATGTAGCAACTCTAACTTCATGTTATAACACACGATTTTTATCTTGGGTTGTCCACTTTGATTAAACTAAATATATTCAATACCTCATTGAGATTGACAACGAAGTCCGGATACTTTTCTTTGTCTGTATTCAGTGAATGGCAGGTTATAGTGTAGTTTTTGACATCATGGTCTATGATTCTCTTCACGATTAGCCCTTCAAGGCACTCAATAATATAGTCTTTCTTGGTATTGAAATGCAGCTTAGATCCTATCCATAGCTCTCTCTTCAATTCCCGGGCAGTGAGGATTGCTCCATCTGCTATGTAGTCTCGACCATCATAATCCATACTGTGGCCGCGCATAGGAAACGAAAGGTATCTCCCTCTATGAATGCGATCAACCACCACGGAATGCTTTGGAAGCGACTCCAGGTATTCATTATCCGCAAAACCGGCCATGGGGCCGCCCTGGACATATTCATTTACCAGCGGGCATTCCATCAGATAACGCCCATCATCGAGCGGTAAAAAAGTGTTGCCGAAACTGTTGGTAAGCCATTCGGACTTATCAGCATTCTTTGGCACAAGCATCCGCACTTCGTTCTTAAAAACATCAGGAATGCCAGATACAACCGGCACCTTATGTGATTCTATATACTGTTCAATGAGTTTAATGGCACTTTGCGGTACTTTTCTAACGCCCTGCTCCCATCCTTGAACTCCTCGAATGCCGGTTCCAACAATTTTTGCGAGATCTTCCTGCGATAATTTATACTTTTTCCTGAAAGACTTAATGTCTAAATTATTCATTTTTAACTATTTGAAATCATTAACAATTGAATAACTCGCATAGTGTTACTAACTAACGCTATGCGTCACTACATTTGTATCACACTTCAAAAGTCACTTCAAAAGTCACTTGAAAAGTCACGCAAAAGTATACTGTAATATGACACGAATACAAACAGCAAGGTCAAATCAGAAAAAAATACTTACCCCCAGGTATATCACCCGGCTGAAGAAATGGCTCCTAACTCAAGGAAGCATAAAAGATGCCGCCGGATTTCTGAATGTGGGCATCAATACTATCCCCAATGCTATCAAGGATAAAAAGTGCGCCCCAAGGGTATACGAGAAACTCCTGACCGTGGTGCCGGAAGAAATTGAAAACGTTAACAAATAATCAGGCTATGACAGAGCAAGAAGAAAAATGGGTACCGGTAAGCTTCGTGAAGGCTATCACAAATTGGGGTAACAGGGAACTCCGCCGCGCCAGGGAGTCCAAGTTGATCGAGTTCAAAAAATACAAGGACAGCAAAGGCAGGGGGCATATCCGGTACAATCTGAACAGCCTGCCACCGGAGTTCATAAAACGGCAGTCGTTAGCCACATAATAGGGTAGCATGGTTCCCGGTTCGATTCCGGACTACCCACGAACACTTACACATCCAGAGTGTATAACACTGGGAAGCAAAGAAGGTATTGGGTGCAGAAACCATACCGGAGCTTCAAAAGAGGAAACTTACTGCCAGCTGGATAAATAGTCCAGGTGAACAAGCGGGAACAGCAAGAGGGGGCCGATATATCGCCTACGAAGCGCCTTACTAATTACTAATGCAGCCGTTTGCCTGTCCAAAGCCAGGATGAGAAATGCAGATGGGTAAAACGATATGATATGCAGATAATCGCAGGAGGTAAAAACGCCGTGGGGCCTGATCTATGCAGGGTATTCATAGAAAATTATCTAGTAGGAGAATGTCAATTCAACCCTGAGCCGATACTCTTTATGGATTACTCCCAAATGATCCAAAGACATCCTAAAGTGATTTTTCTCCCATTCGGAGAAATTGATCGCCTTGTGAATGAGCAAAAGAACAAGGAGTATCTCGATATGGGATGCCCTCTTATGGAAATGCTAAACAGTGCGAACAAACGACCCGATTATTCACTACCTCCTTCAATAAAAAAAGCCCTGCTGTAACAGGGCGATCTTTCACAAATAAATGTGTTTTGACATGACAAAGGTAATAACTATTCCGGAATCCCAAATCGACGATGTGGTATGGACGGACAAACATCTCTTCGCCTACTATTCCAGCCCAGGCGCTACAGAGGCCGGTGAACACCAGTTCATCAAGATAAGCCTCGAAAAATTCTATGAATACCTCGAAGATAATGACCACCTGGTTATTGAAGTCCCTTCTCCTTATCTAACGGAACAGGGATATGATAATGATCCGCAACCATGTTATATAACTCCGGAAGAATTCCGGCTACTGAATAACTCCCATACCTGGCCTATCATTAAAGGATATCTCGAAGCATTTCACCGACCAACTCCTTTTGACGGTATTTCTTCTGCTATAAACTCCATCTTTTCACACTTTAACACTGAACCATGCTGATCACAGCTTACTTCCTTATGGCGGTAATATTCGCCCTCTACTTCTATGTGACTATCCGGATATAACTGAAGGCTCGGAAGCGTCGCAGAGACGATGATAAATACGAAAAATACTACGGTGATGACATTGGAATTTGAGGATTTTAATACAGATATGATCATGAACATCTATTCGCTTTCAGTCATCGTATGCGCCGCAGTAGTGCTATTGCTCACTCTTAAACCAGACAAAAATGAACGTATCAAGCCTTAAAGGAATTATCCGGGAAATGGATGCTGGAGAGCTGGAGCAAGAAGCAGCCAGGATCGCCAACCAGAAAGATATTACCTGGGAGGACCGGGACAACCTGCGGGCCATCTTGCAGAACTACAAGCAGATCACCGGCCAGGAAATGATTATTAACACGATACCGCAACTGGTATCATAATAAAATAAAACAATGAGCCAATTACCCAGCATTACAGAACTGCATCATGATATACAGCTGGCATTCAAAAATGATGCCCTGAATGCCCTCCTGAATAGCCCGCCGCCGAAGTCTTTCATTAAGCAGCACCCATTTATTAATGTCGAGATTCCACACCCTGAAACCGGTCAAAAAATAAAGGTGCCACTGGAATATATTCCAGTGGACAAAGTGAAGTTCTTGCTTACGCGCATATTCCAGGAATGGAGCAGTCAGGTTATTGAATTCAAGCAGCTTTTTAATGCTGTCAGCGTACAAGTTCGGTTGACGGTTAAGAGCCCGATAACCGGGCAGATGATCATTCATGATGGCGTCGGCGCAGTTGGTGTACAAACCGATAAAGGGGCCTCCGCTTCTGACCTGAATGCAATCAAGCAAGATGCGGTGATGAAAGCTTTGCCCGCCGCTGAAAGTTACGCATTAAAAAATGCTGCTGAAAAGTTGGGCATTCTCTTCGGTAGCGGTCTGCAGAAGAACGTACAGGACTTCTCACCCATGTATTACAAGGATTCCATAGAATACGATGATCTGTATGCTCTTTTTGACCTTAAAAAGGAAGCGCTCAGCGAGAGTGACCGGGTATCCGCGCAACGTGTCCTGAACAACAAGGAAATAGCCTCCTACAAAAAGCTTCACGATAAACTACAATCACTATGAATGATATACGAGTAGGCAGGTTTACCAGTTCTGAGATCGTAGCATTAATTGCATATGGCTCACGGGATATGACGGAGGATGAGTTGACGGCACATGTTAGAGACAACCCCAAGAGTAAAAAGAAGACAATCCCACATGGATTCTCTGAAGCGGGATATACCTACATCGCCGAAACTAACATGGAACGGCGCCTGGGGTGCCGGATCGATGAGGAATCGAAAGCAAAGCCCTTAATATGGGGCAAGCACCTGGAATGGTTTGCTCATAATAAGTCGGGGTTAGATCATCGACTCATATCGGATCAAACCATCATTCACCCTGATTATGATTTCTGGGCCGGATCTCCCGACACTGAAGCACTAAACACTACTGGCGACTATAAGTGCCCTATGACACGTAAATCATTTTGCCAGCTAGTAGACCCTCTTTATGATGGACTTACGGGATTGGAGGCTATTAACGCCATCCGAAACGGATACACTGATAAAAGAGGACTACCGCACAAAGCGCACAAGGATGGCAATAAGTTTTACTGGCAGCTGGTATCCAACTCTATCCTTTTGGGGGTCGAGTATGCGGAATTAAAAGTGTACATGCCCTATGAGGATGATCTCCCGGAAATCATTAGGGCAGCCCAGAATGAATCCCCGGAGTATTACTGGATAGGCATGGCGATTCCAGGCGATCTGCCATGCATTCCCAATAACGGATTCTACCAGGACTCTAATACTATCAGATTTCGCGTACCGGACGAGGATAAGCTACATCTAGAATCCAGAGCTGTTGAGGCCTCTTTACTACTCATTTGACTATCTGGAAACGGTCCGCTTCCAGGCTTATTACAAACCACAATAACTTTTTCAAGAATAAAAAAATCATAAATGAAAAACAGAACATCATCCTCAAAAATTGAAAAGCTCACGCCCGAACAGGAAGAGAAAATGCTTGAAGTAAAAAACTTCTGGCTGAATTACATTTTCTCCTGTAAAAACCAAGTAAATAAGGAGGCAGCCAAGATGGGTATAGATTGGCTGTACAAATTCTCAGGTAGGAATGAGCCTATTATTATTCATGTGGATAGTCCTATTGGCTGCCAGTACGCAGTGCAATACCTGAAAGAGTATATTAAATCCCTCCCTAAAAATCTTGGGAGCCAGGTTAGGAGCCAGGTTGAGAGCCAGGTTAG